TCCTGATAATCAGGTTGTGATTGGTCGAACATAGGCTCTCCTGTTACCAAGTCAATATACGTCCATTTAGGAGTTTTAGGATGTCTGAAATATACTGCCTGTACTTGTCCTTTGTTATTTATTGTAGATGGAGAAAGTTTTATTTTCTCTCCTTCTAAAGTGTATGCAGGATACATATTTGACGGTTTAGTAAGAAGAGAGCTATTTAGCAAGGTTATTCTTCCAACACTTACTTTTTCAGCCTCTTTTACTGCTGATGAAAATACTTTATACTCTTGAGGTGCAGCTGTAAATATATTTGCATCTAATGTTATTACAGTATTTGAGAAAACAGTTACAACATTTGCCACTGCTCCTGTTGTAATGTTGGTAACAATATCATCTTGAGCGATGCTATCTGATACAAATGATGCGCTAGAATCTACTAATGATGAAGGGCTTGTAGCTGTAGACTCTCCTAAAGCTAGCATATTAGGGTAGCACAACAATTTAAGCAAATAATAAGAATCATTTCCAACGGTAGTTAATGTTGGTACAGAAAAAGAACGAGAGTCTATCTTGGCTAAGTAATCAGTAACTAAAAAAGTTTCTAATGTTTCAGCAAGCGGGCTTTCGATGTCAGCATAGTCAGTGCCTGATATTCGTGCGTTCTCAAGATTTATTACTTTGTTATAGCTGCTGTAGTACTCCTCATATATTTCCATTTGTGAATTTGACGCAAACAAATTAAAATCTGATGGAGAAATATATCCATAATTGTTTTTGTTCAATATAGATAGAACTGCATTTCTGACTTCGTTTATCATTTTAGATATTTTTACAAATATAATAAAAAAAGCACAGATTAATTCTGTGCTTTTTTATAGTAATTATTCTTTAATAAATTTTGTTTTATTCAGGTAGACTTGCCTCTAACATTTTTAGAGAATCAATCCCTTCAGTACTTGAAAGAAAACCTCCCGCTATATCGTAAGGATTCTCTCCAAAGGGCACTGATACCATCTTCTTTCTGTTTGTTGGGGTATTGAACCAAATCTCCTTATTGTTGTTTCTAAGGGTCAATAGGCCTCCTTCAAATAACCTTTTAATTTTGTCTTGAAACTGAAGTTCCGGGTCATTTAGGATGTTAAGAAATCCTTTAGGGTCATTCTTAGCAAACACCAATATGTCTCTTCTTAATTCTGACGTTGACGTTGTTGATGGGTCCTTTCCAAACATCACTCTAGTAAGTGTTTCAATCTGTTCTACTGAAAGTTGTCTTGCTTCTATTAAAGCATCAATTTCAACATCCAAATCGGCCACTTGTACGTGAGCTTCTTTTTCTTTGTCTATCTCTGAAAAGATATTCCCGTTTAAAGGATGGTAATGCAGAAAAGCCTGCAAGGAAGGATTTGTTCTAGGAACATTTAAAAATCCATCTTCAAAGATAATTGGCTCAAGAATGGCATTGCCGTCTTGCTCATCTTCAAATGGAGATTTTTGATTTATCGCATATCGAAGTGCGCGATTCTCATTCTTTTTTTCATCATACCACATCAAAGGGAATTTCGCGTGGTTTCTTGATGATAATGTGTAGGAAAGTGGACTTCCTATAAGTAACTTATATACTTTACTTGTTGCCGTAGCATTCTTAGGTGTTGACATTTTATAATAATTTAATTTAATTTGATTTAAAAAATATAAAGAGAGTGTCTTTGAAGACACTCTCTCTTATATACTATATATTATCCGAAACGGAATAATACGAAGTTGTTTGCACCTAGAGTACATACACAACGCTCAGACAAGAAGTTTACCTCCATTGCATCTAAGTCAGATGTTTGTGCTCCACCGGCAGAACCTGTAATCCACGTTTTGTATCTACGGTCTTCAGCTTCTGAAGCACGGTATCTTACGTGTAAGAAAGGTCTCTTAGCGTTTTTACCCATGATTTGGTCATAAACCGATGTAGAACCTGCAGGAACTAAAAGCCCTGTGATTGTACCTGCAGCAGTTCCTGCAGTTTGGTTTAATCCACCTCTCATTGTTGGGTCGTTTAAGTATTTCCAATCAGACTTGTAGAAGTCATAACCTCTACGGAATCCTGTGAAACCTAAATTCAAAGCCATGTCAACATCGTTGTCGAACAAACCGAATGATGCAGACTGAGCTACACCACCTGAAGTGTATCCGTTTAATGTTGCTAACATATTGTCGATGTCAAAAGACAATCCACGGTTAACAAAGATAACGTTCTCTTCGATAGCTCCTTGCTTATCCAAACGAGAAACGATAGAGTCCCACTCAGTTAGAGATGTTGGTGTACCACCTCCCCAAACGTTTCCTCTGTCATTTACAACATAAAAGATTCCCTCAGAACCCATCATGCCCGCTGTCTTAGCGCCTGAACCGACTGCTGCAGGAACCGCCTCAATCATTGAAGTCTCTAAGTAGTCCTCAAATCTCAAACGAGTCTCGTGCTCTGACTTCAAGTACCAAAGGTATCCTGTTGCGCCATTCTCAGTAGTTACTTCAACCCAACCGATTTGAGCCATGTCAGACCCGTTTACCGCATACTTATCTTTGATGATAATAGGGTTGTTAGAGTAGAAGTCATCTTCTGATTCTAAAGAACCAACCATTCCGTTAGTTCCTTTTTTAAATTCAGAACCGTAAATGAATACAGTACATACAGCAGCAGCAGCAAAAGTCTGACCGCCTGCCTCGTAGTAAGCTACTGTGAAAGTAGTTGCCGAAGGAACTGCAGTAACAATTGCCTTGTTGAAGACTCCTGAAGCATTGTTCTGAATCATAACAGTCTGACCTACTCTGATAGCAATGTAACTAACACCTGTGTCAGCTACTGTAACTGTAGCAGTGTTTGCTCCTAATGCACCTGCAGAAGTACAAGCTGTATATTTAATGTGCAATCTTCCTTGCTCTGCCCATTTGATTTGGTCAGAATTAGAAGGCATTTCAGCGCCTACCATTCTCAAGAATGAAGCCACTGTACGATTACCGTATCTTTCAAATTCCTTTTCGTAAGTATCAGGAAGATACTGATTCAAGAAGTTAAAGTCAGTAATGTAGTTTGTTTGTAACGCTACTTGCTCCGCTGCCGGTTGTAATGCAAAAGTAGGTGTTGTTTGAATTGAACCTGCCATTTTTTTTTAATTTTTAGTTGTTTTTAAATACGCTTTATGCTTCGGATTTTTAAACTTTTACCTGAATCAGGGTTAACCGATTTTACCTGTATTCCATCCATTGACTTTGTAATTTCAGGCACTCTGCGCTCAGACATATTTATGTTCTTTATGCCTCGCATTGTCCCCTCCGTTGCATCTGATTGGCCTTGTTCGTAAAAGAACTTGGCAAATTTCTCAGGATTCATAGCTATCGCCAACGACCTATGATAACCGGCTGCATCATTCACTAGACCATCCTTGTCCAAATACTTGTTTATAAAGTTTGCAGGAGTCGATTGCATCTTTTTGAGCTCAGCAGCATCTCCGGGATTGAAAGTAATTTTTTTATCGTTGACATTGAAATCAAAACCTTTAAATTCTTTGTCAAAAATCTCGTCAGTTTTTTTATTAAACCAACTTCTTTTTCTTTCATTCTCCTCATCAACAGTCTTTGACTGCTTGGTATATTGCTTATAGCTTTCATATTCTTCTTTTTCGTCATCAGAAACAAGTGAAGTGCTTGACTCAAGCGGCACTTGGTATTTTTCTTTTTCAGAATTAAAAAATCTTTTTGCTTCAGCAACAGCTTTTTTTGTTTCTAACTTTATTCTTCTAATCGCTGACTCGTCATCAAGGTCCTCATCATACTTGTAGGACTCCATTAACGTTTCAATATCGTCAGAATCTAACCCCTCTTGGGTAGCCTTTAAATAATTCACAAGCAAACTCTCAGGATTCATTGAGTCATAATCTTTTTTAAGACTCACATAATCATCAAAACCTCTGCCTGTTTCCTTCTTATATCGCATAAATGCAGCTACATCCTCAGGGATGGCCTCTGCTTCTTTGCGCTCTGCCATTAAATCATCGAATGAATCAATACGCTTATTGTATCTTTTTTCAAAATAAGAAATAACTTTTTCTTCTGACAAATCATCATCTACTGCAGGAACAGGTTCCGCAACAGGAGGTATTACATCCTCTACTGAATTTTCTTTTTCATGCTTTTCAAGAAGTTCTTGCTCTAGCTGAGCCGTCCCTTTTTGGTCTCCGTCATCTAATAATCTTACTTTAATATTATCCATTTGATTTAATTTAATTTTTACAAATCTAACACTTTTTTTTTAATTCTATCTTGGGTCAAATTCTGAAAAATCAAATCCATCTAAACTGTCCTCATTAGACTCGAATGATAATGGTGCTAGATTGTTTTTTCGTTGATTTATCAGTTTTGATTGCTGAGTGTTTTGCAAACTTATTCTTTCATCTTTTGATTTCTCTCTAGTTTTTTCTCTTTGATTTATCATCTCTGTTTGCATACCATTCATTTGTTGCGTGTAGCCAAACTCCTCTGCCATTAAGTGAGATTTAAGCTCTGCTTCCACTTGCAATGTTTTGATGTTAAACTCGGTCTCAACCTCTTTTAACTTCATTTTCATTTCAAACTCAGTTTGAGACTTTTGTAAGGCCAATTGCCCCGCAATTTGCTGAGACTGCATCTGCTGCTGAGCAACCATTGCCTGCTGCTGCATCTTCATTTTCTCTTCTCTTTCTTCCTTGCGCTTTCTCTTTTGCTTCAACAATTGATTGGCAAGCTTTAAGTTCTTAATCTCGCGAATGTCAATAGCGTCTTCAAGATTAATATCTCCTTTGGACAAAGCTATTTGAACGTTGCTCTCAAGTTGAGCTCTTTGCTCTTCGTCAGGGGCAACCTCAATAAATATAGCAAAATCATATATGTAAAGGTCTGAAATATCGTTTAGAATAGAAACATTGTACTTTCCTATTTTATTTATAAAGTCTTCCTTAAAATCAGAGTACTCTAAAATATCAGCTACCCTGTATGTTATTGCTTCGGCTAGTGTCTTGTAAATGTAAAGACCACCTTGAAGGATGTGTCTTGTGGCTGTGTTTGAATTTAATGCAGCTAGTTTTTGCAATCCAACTAAAGAGTTAGGGTCGGGCATAGAGCCATCTCTAGCTTCGTTTAATCCCGTAACCGTTCTAATCATATCCATGTAATGATTATAATTGGAAATAAGCATTTGAGTCTTTGCCGTTCCGGAACCTGAACTCAATTGAGTAATTGGAACTCTTGCGTTATTAAAATCTCCGTCTTGAGTATAGCTTCTACCAACTACCGAACCTGTTTGGAAGTACAGTCTTAAAGCATCCTCAGGATTATAAGCCGCTCCATTACCAAGGTCAACTTCGTTTAACCCATCGGCATCTATAAAAACTCCATCAGGAACCAATCTATTTATAACTTGCTGCAGCTTTAAGTGGCTTAGTTGTATAAGGTCCGCAAAAGGTATCATCCTTCTTACCGTAGACTCTATAGCTCCTTTGTACATACGTGGAGCGCAAGCCACATAGTTTGATATTGCGTGCTGAGAAGAGGACTTTGGTCTTACCATGTTTTCTGATAACGCCCATTTCAAAAGAATATTAGTACCCATGACCATGACACCCTCGTACCAAACGTCAATTGTCTTTTCTATTTTTTCAAACTTACCTTCCTCCATCATCTCTACAGGAGGATTAAAACTATCATCTTTCTGAATCATTCGAGACCCACCACTATCAAGAGACTTTTTCTTGTAGACTACTTTTTTTGTTGTTTTGTAATTAAAATACATCAAGGTACATACGTCTCTTGAAAACACGCTGTTCTCATAGTACTGAGCAACATTAAAATAATCATACCAGCTCTGACTGTATTGGGTAATTTCCTGCAAATCCTCTTTGGTTAAGCTTTGGTCGATTTTCATCACCTCAGTTATAGGAAGTGTTTTTATCTCTCCCCAATAAAAGCAGTCTTTAAAGTAAGGGTCTTCTGTGTAACTATAAACCACGTTTGCCGGGTCTACATAAGATATAACAACCCCTGCTCCTTGAAGGAACTCGTGCTTAGCAATCGAAAGGCCTATTACAGTTGCGTCATAGTCAAGTCGCTTTCGCAAATCATCGTAATGGTTTTCATCAAAAATTGTATTTATAGCAGTCTCTTCTGCTATTTCAATTGCAGGCTTATAATTTAGCTGCATATATAATGACAATTCATCATCGTCTCCGGGTAATTGGTCGGGATTCATCATGAATGGGTCAACACCTGATAGCTCTTGTATTTGAGTCAATATCTCTTTACCTGCCATTTGAGTCTCCATCATGTCCTGATACTTGTTTCTCTTAGATTGAGACATCGCATCCTGAGAATATGCCTTTGGCTTAAACATTCTGTCAGCCATTCCGTTTACAATTATGTCAACAAACTTTGGGATTATAGGCACGGGTGTCCAATCTAAATTCAAATAAGACAAATCCCCGTTAATAGACATTTCGTTTTTGTACTTAGCAACAGACTGCTCGCCTCTTGCGTAAAGCCTTAGTCTATGAAATTCTCTCCATTGACTATAGTATCTGCAATTGCTTCCGTCTTTTCTAAACCACTCGTACTGAATTGATTGACCTACCTGTAAGCCAAATTTCTCATCAGCTTTTTCTGCATCAGTTGCTAACTGACTTGGAAACGCTGAAGATGTAATATCTATTGTTATATTTTTCATCTTAATAATTGACTATTTGTTCCATCATTTGAATACCTTGCGAAGTTAATAATAATTTTTGATTCTTTTTTCTCAGGTATATACAAGTGCTTTTGATTCGCCATAATAGCAAGACCTGTGCTTATAGAAGCGTCAAACTTTGTTCTATTGTTAATGTCAAACTTTGCCCAATCCTCTAAGGTTCGTGTAAAAGGCATCGTGCCCATCTCTCCTACTTCTCTGTAATCTCCGGCAAAGTCCACACCTATGTACTTCTCTATGTAAGACTCAATAGCAGACGCATGAGATTGCTTTACGTCCTCGGAGCTATTTGGTATTCCTCCAAGCTCTCTTTCTGTCCCTGACAACTTGCTGTAATGTTTGTCGGGCCTGTTTATAGAATAGCCTCTGTACCCCCTGTTTTTAAAATGATACAGCAGTCGCGGCTTGTTGTTTTCAATAAGTATCGGCATCCCATAAAATATGCAGGCCATCAAAACTTCTTCAAAGAAAATCTCTGCTGTTTGTGGTCTTGCTATGTATTCAAGAAAAAACTCATTACTAGGAGCTTCGTCCATGTGAAACTTGGTTAGGCCATGTAAAGAGCCATTTGAGCCTCTGCCTCCAACCACTGCAGATATATCGTAAGGGTCGCAGCCAAAAGTACCTATGTGTTCATTCCCGGGGAACTTCATTCCATTTTTTAAGTGTACATTGTTCTGTAGGTGTTTTGCAGGAGTCCAACTAACCAAGAATCTACCTCTTGTATCAGGCGTAAAAATCACCTTTGTATCTTTTACTCCATCTTGCCAATGAAGAGTTCCTCTTGTCAAAAACCTTTCTTTTATCAAACTATCGTTGTAGTCTATTTGCTGATATATCTTTGTCAAGTTAAATAAAGCTTGCGCACTCTCGTCTCTAAAAGCATGAGATTCTGTTCTAGGAAACTGTCTGTAAAATTCGTTTAATGCGTCTGCATCATTTTTTAAAGAGTCAACTTCAGCTTGCCAATAGTTTAAAGCACCATTTTTAATGTATCTTCCGTCAACACCCATAATAGGTTTTTCAGGTTTCTCAAAAACAGGCATTCCGTATCGGTCTATAAATCCTTCCATGTTCCATTCCATCGGAATAAACAGTGAATACATTCCGCTCTTTGTCTGCCCGTTGGCATTACGAACAGAAACTTTTGAATCTTCATATAGTTCTTTGTAGTTCTGACCACCTTTAGATAGAGCATTTGAAGTAGAGCCCATCATGCACTTGCCTATTATTCTGCTTCCTAATCTTAGACAAGTTTTAGTAACTCTCCAATTGTTTAGGATGTTGTTTGGCTTGGTCCATTTTGCAGATTCATCGTGAGCTAAAAAGAGTAGCTTTTCTCCATCATAAGAGTTCTCTTCTGTATTCTTCCAATCTATAGAGGTGTCTAGCCCTTCAATGGTGTCTACATCCAAGTCATACATATTCTTTTTAGTAATCTTAGACGCAGGTATTCTAAAAGACAGTTCTGTTTTAGGCTTGTCCATACCATCCATAATAGGCTTAAAGAAGAACGGAAGCCTGCTATTTATAGGAACCACTTTGTCCGTGAACATTTTTTTAGCGTCTGAACCTGTTTTTGATAAGATACCTACTCGTGCATTACGAGCAAGAGTTCCTATGTTCACACACTCGGCTGAAGCCATAAAAGAATAACCTGAACGTCTTATCTTTAGGTACATCATTCCAAAGCATCTTTCGTCTGACTTACAAGCCTCCCAATAAATCCAAAATAAACGATTAGCTTCTCTAAAGTCGGGGTATCCAACATCTATCGTTGACCATTGGAGATACATATAATGAGAGCCTGTAATGTAAGTAGGCGCACCGTTATTCATAAACCAAAAACCTTGGTCTCTATAATCAAATTCCTGCTCGATATAGTCTACCCATCTGTTTTTAAATTCAGCAGGCATTTCATTCCAATGGAAAACGGACTGTATTCTTGAGAGTTGACTAGGGGTTTTTTCTCTTTCCCAATATTGCTCGGCTTTTAAAGGGTGTCTTTGAAGACACTTTTTAGGAGTCTTTGGAAGCGCGATATTGAGGCCTGAGATGTTTATAATGTCTCCAATCTCTCCTGTTTTTGATATTACAATCAGGTCGTATTTCTCATTATAACCATACAGCCAACTCTTGTTACTATTTTTTCTAGTAACAGCTATAGACGGAACGTAGTCCTCCATCAATGTGTATATCTTATTTTGAGTTTCTTTCTGCAAATCCTTGTCTTGTGGTTATGCTGTTAGCTCCTTTTTCGGATAATGTAAGCAATTCTTTTTCTGAATCTATTCTATTTAGTATCTCAAAAGCATCGAATATGGCAAGCTTTTTAGTAGCTGCGGCATTCTTTAGCTTATCAGCAGCCAAATCCCCACCTTCATCGTTCCCGTTTAGTATGGACTCCTCAGCTACCTTTATAAGTTCCAAAACAGCTTTATGCCCTGCCGCAATTATTTTTAGTTTTACTTCTTTACTTGTCATAGCTTCAGTGTTATTTGATGGTCATACATTCTAAAAAGCTTTTCCCCATCAACAATAAACTCATACTCGCTATCAGGAGTAAAAGAGACTTTATCTCCTGAACTAATACCTTTGCTTTTTAAATATTCGTTGGGGTAAATCATTAAACCCATAAGCGGCTCTTCGCTAAATGGTTTTTTAATGTAAGACTCTGTAGCCGGGATTGGCTTTACAAAACAATATTTATCATAAGCATTCCAAGTCTCTCCATTTTTGTACATAAAAAATTGGTCTGTCTCTATAAAGAACAAGTCGTCTTTAAAGAAGCTCTTGCCACTTTTTTGACGGCCTCTCATATCGTTGTAATATTTGAAGACATTGTGATGCACAAGCAAAGTATCGCCTATGGAAATAGGACCGTTGTACCCAATTGGTAATTCTACAACCTCTGCATATCTGTTTGAAAACTTATGGTCTTCTTCTGAGGTACTGACAATAAAGTCAATGCCTCCTATGTCTTTGGTGTTGTCGTATCTTTTACCGTTTATAGGTTTTGCTATAAAATAGAATGGAGACCTCATTAAAAGTTGATGTTATATTCAACCGCCACAGGGATTGATGAGTTAAATTCTTTCCACAAAACCACTTCCCCTTTTAAGTTTATGATATAAATTTTAAAAGACTGTGTGCTGTCATTGAATTTTATAAGATGGATTTCGTTGGAATCTCCAAGTATCTTCTGACCAATGAGATAGTGCATTGCATTATTTTTGTAATCAGAACCTATTGATATTTTTCTGATAGCCATCTGTCTTATTTTTTTTCATTTTATTAGATTTTATTTTTACAAATATATGAAAAAGCTAGGTTATTACAGAATTATATTGCTATGTTAATTACTGTTCCGTTTCTCCATAGGTCTCCTGCATTCAAGCCAAGGGGGGATGTTGGCAAATTAGCTGCGTTGATTGTTCCTCTTAATATTGTTTTTGTAATATTCAGATTACCCAAGGTTACACTGTTTATTCCACCGCCTACCGTATTGGTTCCTACTACAATTTCATTTGTTAAGGGATTATTTACAAAACCTATGTTCGCCTGAAAAAAACTAAAAAGGCTTGCAATCGTAAAGTTGAACGTTGAGTCATCAGGCTCTTCAGCAACCCTTGTTCCTATTAATTTATCCTCAAGTTCAATTACTGATACACTAGGGTAATTATTTATCTTTCCCATAACACTATTTTTTTGTTGTTATTCTTATTTCTAAAAAATTATAAATATTAAAATCGGTACTGCAAAAGTAGCTATTGCATCTAAAGCATCAGGCGTTCCCTTTTTTGAAATCTTATCGTAAACTTCAACTGCAATACCTAAAACTATTGTGGAAATTAACGCAATATAATTCTCCATAAATAGCGCTAGAATTAAATAAAACAACGTGCCTAAAATAGCGTGAAGCCATTTGTCAGAGTGGTTTGCTTTTCTAAACCACAAAGGAAGTAAATTAAATAATTTCTGCTTCATTTGGAATAATTTTTAACGTCTCGATTTCGGCATTTAAATTTTTTGCTTCTGCCTTTACGGTTGCATTTTCTATCTTTAAATTTTCTACTTCTGCTTTTGCTGTTTCTATTTCTATCTTAATCGCTTGGCTTTCTGTCTTTACCGTTTCAATTAAAAGCAAAGCATCGATTAAAACTTGGTCTAAAATATCGTTCAAAGGAAACCCCTCTTGCAATCCAATTGCTACGCTCTCAACGTTGTTTTGCTTTTGACTAAGAACCTCGTCATCTTTGAAAACAGTATCTAAAAATCCCACGTGTGCGCCTGATATCGTGCCGTCTTGATTCCATCTTACTAAAAACTCGTAATGTGTTCTAATTTCTGTAAATTTTGACATAATTTTTATTTTATTTATTAACTTGATGTTACTGTTTCGTAAGCGGTTGCTCCGCCAATTCTCATTTTGTTTAATGTAGTATTGAAAAATTGTGCGCCTTTAACGTATGCGGGTTCTGTTGCAGTTGTGAATTGACCGCAAGAAACCGTTCCGCTAAACTTTCCGTTGCCTACAACGTCAAGTTTTTCTGTTGGGTTGGTTTGGTTTATACCTACGTTGCCGTTATCTTTTATTCTTACGGTTTCAACAGCATTATTAAAACCGATTTCAGTAAAAAACTTAAGACCAGTTCTGTTTGTGCTTACTTTATAAGCTGATATACCAGCCGCATTATGGTTAGCCCATCCTAGGGTCAACTTGTTTTCACCAGTAATATCTGTGCTACCATAAGCATTATTTTTAATTAGTAAAGTTTGACCTATTCCTGTTGCATTACCCTCAATAGTCTGACTAGCCTGCCCTGTTGATTTTATAACGTTTGACAATCCACTCCCTGAACCTATAAAGTTAGTTGCTGTAACCGTACCGCTAAACTTACCGTTACCTACAACGTCTAGTTTTTCTGTTGGGCTGGGTTGGTTTATACCAACGTTGCCAAAAGGCAAAATAACCATTCTAGATGAAAGTAAGCCGTTAAGTTCTGAGTAATTATCTGCCGTTGTTGCAAAATCAAAACCAACACCACCTATTGCCGAATTTCTAAACGGTTGAATTTTTATTCCTGCTGAAACTGTGTTTCGTAAAATTTCTAATCCTCCTGTAAAAACACTTCCTGTTAATTGCGATATAATCTTTAAACCAGAGTTACTCGTAGAACCATTAATACTTAAATTAGTTCCATTATCAAAAATAGAACTATTACCCACCGCACCACTTGCTGTAAATTTAGCGAGTTGGTTTGTTGTGCCGCCATTTGCTCCAGATACTTCTGCTAAAAGATTATAAACAAAAACACCGCCTTGAAATTTCACTTTAACGTAGCTACCTACTCCAAAAGTTCTACCTCCAACTGTTGTCGTACCCGATAATACTTCAAATTCATAGCCACGCCCCGCCACTCCCGTTGGATTTGTAATTGTAACCGTTTGCGAGATTGAGTAGATTTGATCGTTTGCAGCGGTAAAATTAACCACTCTGCTTAGTTTTTGGTCTTGTTTTGTAAATAATTCGAAAGAAAACGCGACTGGATTAAAATTAAATCCATTGTGAATATTCATACGTGCGTTTTCGTCTAACATTACGCAGCCTTTTGTAGCGTTTGTGTTTGTAGATAAAGCAGCGGTAAAGAACTTCTGTATTCCGTTTTTGAAAAGCGTGTAAGCGTATGAA